ATCAAGTATTTAAAATAAAAGAAACAGAAAGCGGTTTATTAAAGGCTATAGAAAAACCAGATAGTTTTAATCCACCTGAAAATGATAACTTTGAAAGAGTTGGAAGAACAATAGAAGTTTTATATAGAGGTGTTAAAGTTTTAGGAACAAATATATTATTAAGGTGGGAAATGTGTCCTAATATGACAAGACCTTTTGCTGACACTACAAAAGTAGAAATGAATTATGCAATATGCGCTCCTAGAATATATAAAGGTCGTATTGATTCTACAGTTGGTAGAATAACTGGTTTTGCAGACATGATTCAAATAACACATCTTAAACTACAACAAGTGATAGCTAGAATGGTGCCAGATGGTGTATTCTTAGATATGGACGGTTTAGCAGAGGTTGATTTAGGTAATGGTACAAATTATAATCCAGCAGAAGCTCTTAATATGTATTTCCAAACAGGTTCTGTTGTGGGTAGATCTTTAACACAAGATGGTGATATAAATAGAGGTAAAGTACCTGTACAAGAATTAGCTACAGGTTCTGGTCAAGCTAAAATACAAAGTTTAATATCTACGTATAATTATTATTTACAAATGATACGTGATGTAACAGGATTAAACGAAGCAAGAGATGGTAGTACACCAGATAAAAGTACTTTAGTTGGTTTACAAAAACTAGCAGCACAAGCTTCTAATATAGCTACAAAACATATTAATAACGCTAGTTTATATTTAACGTTAAGAATATGTGAAAATATATCTAAGAAAGTTAATGACATGTTAGATTATCCTCTAACTGCTAACGTATTAAAACAAAGTATATCTATATTTAATACTGAAACGTTAAGAGGTTTAGAACAAATTAATTTACATGACTTTGGTATATTCTTAGATCTTGAGCCAGATGAAGAAGAAAAAGCAATGTTAGAACAAAACATACAGGTGGCTTTATCAAGTGGTGGTATTGATTTAGAAGATGCAATAGAAATACGTCAAATACGTAATTTAAAGCTTGCTAACCAAATGTTAAAAATGAAACGTAAACGTAAGTTACAACGTGAAAGACAAATGCAAGCTGAAATGTCTCAACAACAAGCACAAGCAAACGCTCAAGCTAGTCAAGCTGCAGCAGAGGCTGAAGTACAAAAACAACAAGCTTTAACATCTGAAAAAGTAAACTTTGAGCAAGCTAAGTCTCAGTTTGAAATACAACGTATGCAAGCAGAGGCTCAAATAAAAAGAGAATTAATGTCAGAAGAGTTTAATTATCAAGTTCAATTAGAACAAATGAAAACTCAAAGAGAATCTACAAGAGAAAAAGAAATAGAAGATCGTAAAGACAAAAGAACAAGAATAGCAGGTACACAACAAAGTACTATGATAGATCAAAGAAAAAATGATTTATTACCTACTAATTTTGAACAACAAGGGCAAATGGAAGATCAATTTCCAGTTGCTTAATTATTAATTATTTAATTATATTATATTATGGCTGAAGAAGCAAAAGAACCTGTAAAACAGGAGGGTGACTTTAAAATAAAGTCAAAACCAAAAAGTAAAAAACCAAAACAACTAGCTAAATCTGATAAAGAAGTAGCTAAAATTGATTTATCTAAACCAGAAGCACAAGGCGAGGTACAACCAGCTGTTGCTAAAATGGATTTAACTAAAGAACCAGAAAAAGTTGTAGAAGAAAAACCAATTGTTGAAATTAAAGAAGAAACTTTTACTGAAACTAAAGAAGAACCTTTTACTGAAATTATTGAAGAAGTAACTGAAAAAGTTGAAACTACTCCAATACAGAAAAAAGAACCTTTAATTGAAACTCCTAAATTACCAGAAAATATTGAAAAGCTGGTTAAGTTTATGGACGATACAGGTGGTACAGTATCTGATTATGTAGAACTAAATAGAGATTATGGTTCTTTAGATGATAAACAGGTATTACAAGAATATTATAAAAAAACTAAACCACATCTAGACAGTGAAGATATAGGTCTATTATTAGAAGATTATCAATACGATGAAGATTTAGATGAGGCAAAAGATATACGAAGAAAAAAACTAGCTTACAAAGAAGCTGTTGCTCATGCTAAAAATGATCTAACTAAATTAAAAGATCAATACTATGCTGATATAAAAAACAGACCTGGAGCTAATCCAGAACAACAAAAAGCTACAGATTTTTTTAATCGTTACAACAAACAGCAAGAAACTATAAAGCAGTCACAGGAAATTTTCCAAAAACGTACTAATGATTTGTTCGGATCAGAATTCAAAGGTTTTGATTATTCTGTCGGAGACAAAAATTTTAGATACAAGGTAAAAGATCCGGGGCGTGTTGCAGAGGCTCAAAGTAATATTGAAAATTTTGTTAATAAATTTATTGACAATAATGGAAATATTTCTGATGCAGCTGGTTACCACAAAGCTTTATATGCTGCGATGAATGCGGACAAGCTAGCTTCTCATTTTTATGAGCAAGGTAAAGCAGATGGTGTTAAAACTATCGTTAAACAATCGAAAAATCCGGCTACAGACACACCTAGGCAGGTTGCCAGTGGAGATGTTTTTGTGGGTGGAATGAAGGTAAAGTCTATTAGTGGATCTGATTCATCAAAATTGAAAATAAAAAAACGAACATTTAACAATTAAAATTTAGAAAAAATGGCTTTAAACCCACAATTTGGTACTATAATACCAAGTCAACAACAAGAGCTTTTACAATCTAACTATTTACAGTGGACAGATGCTGGAGCTGCTAACTTTGCAGATTTTGCACAGCAGTATTTACCAGAAATCTACGAAGCTGAAGTTGAAAGATATGGTAACAGAACCTTATCTGGATTCTTAAGAATGGTTGGAGCAGAGCTTCCAATGACAAGTGACCAAGTAATTTGGTCAGAACAAAACAGATTACACATTGCTTATGATGTACCAGCTGCTAACGTAGTTGCAGGACCTCCAACAGTATTAACACTGCCAGGAACTGTATCAAACGTTGTATCAGCTAGAGCTACAGTAGTTATCTTAGATAACTTTGGTGGTGAAGTAAAATGTTTAGTAGTAGCTTCTACACCTGGTGTAGGTGGTACTATAACAGTTGAACCTTACACGTCTACTTGGGCTGCTGCTGGATTAGTAGGAGATCTTAAAATATTCGTATACGGTTCTGAATATGCTAAAGGATCAGTTACTTTAAATAGTAACGGTGGTGCTTCTACACTAGCGAACAATGAGTACGTAAGTGTTGAACCTGCTTTCACACAATTTAGTAACAACCCTATTATCATCAGAAACAAATACACAGTAAATGGATCTGATACAGCTCAAATCGGCTGGGTAGAAGTTGCTACTGAAGATGGAACTGGTGGATACCTTTGGTATTTAAAATCTGAATCTGAAACAAGATTAAGATTTGAAGATTACCTAGAAATGATGTGTGTTGAATCAGAAGTTACGGCAGCAGGTTCTGCAGTTGCTTTAGGTGCTTCAGGCGCTATAGGTTCTCAAGGTTTATTTGCAGCTATCGAAGATAGAGGTAATGTACAAGTTGGATTCTCTGCTGCTACAGGTATTGGAGATTTCGATGGTATTCTTAGAAACTTAGATACACAAGGTGCAATTGAAGAAAACATGTTATTCTTAGACAGATCTACGGCTCTTGACTTTGATGATATGCTTGCAGGAATTTCTGCAGGATTCAATGGTGGTACTGCTTTTGGATTATTTGAAAACTCAGAAGAAATGGCTTTAAACTTAGGTTTCAGCGGTTTCAGAAGAGGTTCTTATGACTTTTACAAAACTGATTGGAAATACTTAAACGACGCTTCAACTCGTGGTGGAATGGTAGGACCTCAGTCTATTGAAGGAGTATTAATTCCAGCAGGAACAACAACTGTTTACGATCAAATTTTAGGAACTAACATCAGACGCCCTTTCTTACACGTAAGATATAGAGCTTCACAAACTGATGATAGAAGAATGAAATCATGGTTAACAGGTTCTGTTGGTGGTGCATTTACTTCAACTCTTGATGCTATGGAAGTAAACTTCCTATCAGAAAGATGTTTAGTAACTCAAGCTGCTAACAACTTTGTATTATTCAAAGGAGTGTAATAACTCAATACTAATGTAATTTTTACCCTCGTTATATCAACGGGGGTAATTATTACTTTTATAAACTATTTAATTATATTATATTATGGCTAAAAAAGCTAAAGCAGAAGAAATTATTGAGGTTGCTCCTCAAGAGGTTGCAGTGAAAGCTGCGCCAAAAAAACCAGCTAAACCAAGCTGGGAAATAAAAGATAGAACTTATTTACTTAAAGGAAGTAAATCACCTTTAACTTTTACAATACCAAGCAAACATACTTTAAGACATCCAATGTTGTGGTTTGACAATAAGACAAATGAACAAAGAGAATTAAGATACGCTACTAACATGAATAGTCCTTTTCGTGACGAACAAAAAGGTGAAGTAACTTTAGGTCATATTACGTTTGTTGATGGAACTTTAAGTGTTCCAAAAGAAAAAACAGCTTTACAAAAGTTATTATCTATATATCACCCAATGAAAGATTTGAAGTATACTGAACATAAACCTGTTAGTATAGCACAAGATGAACTTGAAGATATTGAATGGGAAATTGAAGCATTAAACGTTGCTAGAGATATGGATATTGATTTAGCAGAAGCTATTGTAAGAGTAGAATATGGTTCAAAAGTAAATAAAATGTCTTCAAAAGAATTAAGAAGAGACTTATTATTACTTGCTAAAAAGAACGCTAGATTGTTTATGTCTCTTGCTGCTGATGAAAACGTGCAGTTAAGAAACTTTGCAATTAACGCGGTAGAACATAACATTATAAGAATATCACCAGACCAAAGATCAATTCATTGGGCTAGTAATGATAGAAAATTAATGACTGTTCCATTTGATGAAAACCCTTACTCAGCTATTGCTGCGTGGTTTAAAACAGATGAAGGAGTAGAAGTATTTAAGTCAATAGAAAAAAGACTAAAATAATAATAACAAGGGCGGATTCGTCCGCCTTTTTATTAAAACACAAATATAATGGTAAACGTTAACACAGTATATCAAACGGTATTATTAATCCTTAATCAACAACAAAGAGGTTATATAACTCCTGATGAGTTTAATAAAATTGCTACGCAAGCTCAACTTACTATGTTTGAAGCTTATGCTAGTGACTTAAACCAACAATATCGTTTACCGAGTAATGATACAGAGTATTCAGATAGAGTAAAAAACATTGAACAAAAATTACAATTTTTTCAAAAAAATACTGTAATACCTTATGATGCAGTTAATTCTAATTTTCCTTTATTAAAGACTAGTGATCCTGATCAACCGGTTGTTATAGGAACTACAAATGTTTTATATAGATTAGGTTCTGTATTTTACAAAGACACAGATTTAGGTCAATATACTCAACCAAATGAGTTAAGACAATTATTACTTTCCCCTTTAACTCAACCTACAGAAAACTTTCCAATATATACTTACGTAGAAGACGTAGTTAAAGTATATCCTAACACTATAACTAATGATATATCTATATCATATTTAAAAAAGCCTAACAATGTTCTTTGGGGTTTTACAACTAATAGCGTAGGTGCTTTTATATATGCTGTAGGTACTTCAGTTCAATTTGACTTAGACGTTACTGATCAAGATGAATTAATAATGAGAATACTTGCTTACGCAGGTGTTATAATACAAGACCCAACTATTATACAAACAGCTTCACAAGCTGTAGCTAACGTAGATGCAAACGAAAAAAGTTAATAAGATATGGCAATACCAAATGGTGGATTAATCACCGAAACAAATCAACAATATTACGCGGGCGCGCAGGGTTTTACAGTAACAGATATCGCAGGACAAAGTGATTTTACATTCACTTTTAATACTAATTTAATATTAGGTGATTATGATCCTGCCAATGCTGATTATGCTTTAAATAATTTTAAATTATACTCTAGTGTAGATGGTATAACTTATGTAGAATATATATTATCTTACAGTGTTGATAGGAATATTGTTTCTTTAGCAGCTCCACTACCACAGAATAACATATTAGTATGTCAATTAAAAACAATTGATGGTGGTAGCTTTGGTAATAGAGATGCATATGGCGTTACTACGGAGCAAAATTATGGAAGTTATAGTTATGTAACATTAAAAGACATTGTTAATAATTTTATAGTTGGATTTGTTGGAAAAGACAAATTAATATCAGATGCTAAAAGAACTGATATAATATTTCACGCAAAACGTGGTTTACAGGAATTTAGTTATGATACTTTAAAATCTGTAAAATCTCAAGAATTAAATATACCTCCAAGTCTTTCTGTTATATTACCACAAGACTATGTTAATTATGTTAGGGTTTCGAGAATAGATGCTTTAGGTGTTAAAAGAATTATATACCCATCAAACAATTTAACTATATCTCCTTATGAAAATCCAGTACAAGATAATTTAGGTAGTCCAACTCAAGATAACTTTGGTGAAAATACAGAAGGAACTTCATTAACTGAAATGAAATGGAAAAGAGGTAATACTAATTTAATAAATGGATTACCATCTTTTGGTCTTTATAACGAAGGTTTAGACTGGGCAGGTTATAACTGGGGTTTTGGTGGTTACTGGTATTGGGGCTGGGGAGAACAATATGGAATGTCTCCGCAATATGCTCAATATAACGGATGGTTTAACATGAATGAAAGAGAAGGTAAAATATCTTTCTCAAGTAATTTAGTAGGTGCTTTAATTGTATTAGAATACATCTCTGATGGCCTTGCTTACGATTTAGATAGTAGAATACCAAAACTAGCAGAAGATGCTTTATATACTTATATTTCTCATGCTATAATTTCTACTAGAATTAACCAACCTGAGTACATTGTTCAAAGACTTAGACAAGAAAAAAGTGCTAAATTAAGAAATGCTAAAATAAGATTATCAAACATTAAACTTGACGAAATAGTTCAAGTAATGAGAGGTAAATCTAAATGGATAAAACGATAACACATGCCAAAAATAACTAATACGTTTCTAAAGTCTAAAATGAATAAAGACTTAGATTCTAGAATATTACCAAGTGGCGAATATAGAGATGCTCAAAATCTACAAATAAGTAGATCACAAGGATCAGAAGTAGGAGAGTTTGAGAACATATCAGGTAATACTGAATTAAGAAATTTATATACTGGCGAAAGTAGTAAATTTATAGGTCAGTTTACAAATGAAACATCTGGTGATATATTTCTTTATAGCTCTAGTTTTACAGAAGATAGTATATGTCCTAGAGATACTGTAGTTTATTTTGGAGGATTTGTAGGTGGTAGTAGTAATATTTTTACAATAGAAAATTCTTTAGGTACCCAAATTGATCCTAGTGTTTTAGGCATAGAAATAGGTATGTTACTTTGGGGAAATTCATGGGGTCCATCTGGTTTACCTTCTGGAGCCAACGGTTTTGAAAATGATGTTTTAGTTGAAAATATAACTTCATTTCCTAGTGGAGAAATTCAAGTTAACGGTCCTTTACCTGCTAGCTTACAAGTAGGTGATGAAATTTATATTGGATATAATAACACTATTCATAGATACAATCCTATTAGTGATTCTTTAGATTTATTAGTTAGAGGAGATTTTTTAAACTTTAGTCAAAAAAATAAAATAACAGGAATTAATCTTATAGATGATTTATTATTTTGGACAGACAATAGAAATCAACCTAGAAAAATAAACGTTAGTTTAGCTAACCCTCAATCTTTACCTTCACCAACTCATTACGTTAATGAAGATCAAATATCTGTAGCAAAATATTATCCATACA